TAGTTGATTAGATAACTAAAGAACGTGTGGCGATATAGCTCAGTCCGGTTAGAGCACAGGATTCATAACCCTGGGGTCCCAAGTTCAATTCTCGGTATCGCCACCATTTATTTCAATAACTTATGAAGATTTCAAATTCTATTACTTTTCAACTGTAGTAAATTTGTAACATTATTATCTTCAAGGTTTTCAATATTTTTAGCGTAGTCTTTCAAATGTTCACTCGAAAGATGCGCATATCTCATGACCATTGTTACATCAGCCCAACCCCCTAATTCTTGTAAAGCATTTAATGGTGTTCCATTTTGTACATGCCAGCTTGCCCAAGTATGTCTTAAGTCATGCCACCTAAAATTTTCTATTCCAGCTCTTTCAAGTGATTTTCTCCAAGCCCTAACACCAGCCTTTAAAATTGGCTTTTCTTTGTAGGTAAATACATTGGTTTGATGTTTTCCTATTTGAGCACGAATAACAGCTAGTGCTTCGGCATTTAAAGGTACCGCAATATCTTTATTAGCTTTTGCTTGATCTGCATGAATCCAAGCGCAATGCCGCTGCATATCAATTTGCTCCCATAATAAACCGGTCACATTAGACTCCCTTAATCCTGTTGCTAGGCTGAATCGTGCCATTGCTTCAAGGTGTTCAGGAAGTTCTTTAAATAAAATTTCAGCTTCTGATTTTGTTATCCATCGAATACGGGCTTTTTTTACTGCCAGCATTTTTATGGGTGGAACAACATCTATCCACTGCCATTCGTTTTTAGCTTTATTTAAAACAGAACGAATAAACGCTAGAGTATGATTTACTGTATTATTAGTAACGCCAGTCGCTAACTTTTTTGATTTTAAAAAATCAATCATATCTCTATCGATTTGATCTAAGTAAGCATCTTTTAAGTAAGTATTGAGCCAGCGCAGGAATTTCATATCATCACCTGCGCTTTTTCTATGCTCTTGCTCGCTTAACCATCTAACGACTGTTTCTTGCCATGATCGCCTTGGCTTTTCATCAAAGTTAGATTGCCGCCATAAATCACTTTTTAATTTATCGTGTAACTCTTGAGCCTCCCTTTTTATTTTAGTTGAAGAAGATTGTTGTATACGTCTTCCGTTTTTTGCGGTGAGTTGAATCCACCAAGTTTCGCCACGCTTATAGATTGACATTTTTTATCCTCTTGTTTTTTGTTGTCAACCACTCGCAATTCTCGTTTATCAGGATAACGACCTGATACCCAGTCTGCAAGATGTTCTTCAATAAATACCCAGCATTTCCCCGCTTTTCTACCGGGAATATCGCCCTGTTTGGCCTTTCTGCATAAAACTACTTCGTTCATATGCAGAAAGGTTGCTGCTTCTGCTGCATTAAGTGACCTCACTTAGTATCTCCCTGTTATTTTTAAATTATCACTTTTTCTCATGCTGTGGTGCAGTGCAAATCGTTGATCGGGTGCGCATATCTCGCAGTACCATGACAGCGTTTATTATGAAATGTCATGCTGTTATTTTTGGCGCAGATTAAAGCTCTTTCTTCGGTTTTAGCTCTAACAATTTTTTTATCTGTCTTTATATTTCCACCAGTACCAGTAAGGGTGACAACCCATATTTTTATGTCTCTTGCGCTCCAAAAAAGGTTTAATTCCTGTGTCGTCATAAATTTCTCAATGTTGAGTTGCTGGCTATTATTCTGATTGGTTAAGGTATGTTGTCCCATTTTGCGCCATAGCCCATAATGTGATGCAATTCGCTGGCGCTGTCTCTTTCGTCAACTTCACCCCAGTAGCGTTTTTCTTCTGTGCCTTTGCCTGTGCTTCCTTTATCGATACAGGTTACAAACGCATAGGTCTTGCCTGTTGCAATGCGGTATTCGACGCGATCAAACACTAAGTTATTAAACGGTTCTACAGTCATTTCTTTATCCCCCCTCCCTCTAGGCATTGCAGGGCATGATGATTGCGCGGTATGGGCTTGTGATTCTTTTAGAATGCAGGTCAACCGAGTAAAATAAGTTGCTAATGACGCTTCTGTGTGCCGAGATAGTCACGATCTCGCACTGTGACGCTTTTTGCATCTTCATTAGTAGCTTGACATTGAAGCAGGTGCGCTTATTGTCTATGACTGTATTTTCATTAGTTGGCTCAATACTATTAAAACTTGGGTATTTTGCGTCTAATATTAAAAAAGGAATATTGAAGCGGCCTTTTTTAGCACGACCGGTGATTGTCTTTTCTTTGACATTGATTCTGGCCCCGCGCGTTTCTTTCGGTAGCTTTTGTGCGGGAAGGATTAGAAGGTCACTTTTACTATTCCATGCTGAAAAATTAAGTGCTTGCCCGGATGCAAGCGCACTACCACAAGAGCCTGTTACTGTATTTTTTTCAGGGCTAATGAGTAGATATTGTAAATAATGCCTAACTTCATCATTGCTCGCTGTCATAGCTAAGCAGGTGTTAAATAAAATAGGATCAGTAATGGCAATAAAAGGCGAAGGTGAAAACATGCCTTGGCCAATGGTTTCCAGCGGATTTCTTTGGGGTGGTTTTTGATTTGTGTTGTGCATAATTAGTCCCTAGGTTAATTAAAGCCGCGTATCGTGCGGTAGCCGGTTACTCGATGAATTGTTGATCAAGGCTTGGTTCAAATGTAACAGATGGGGTTCTGGCACTAGCCCACCGATACCTGCAAGTCCGTTTGCTGTCTAACTGCTAATCAATTCCGACGTATATATCTTCAAATTCCTCATCCATTTCAAACTCTGTTTGCATTGCGTAATATTTGAAAAGTAGATCAGAGAGGTATCCAAATCCAGATCCAGCTATTTTTTTGGAGCCTCGTGTTATGCAGGTATCATTAGTATTTATGTACCCGATGTGCCATGTGTTTTCTTTGTTATGGTTGAAGTTATAAAGGGTTAGTTTTACACTTTCGTTTTCATACTCAGGGTCATTAAATTTTACATATATAGCTGTTTCATCGTCGTTGTAGCTACTATCAATCGATATTTGATCGTGGCCATTTTCAATCGCTTTCTCTTGCAGAATTTCTTTTATTTGCTCTAACAGGACAGACGTTTTTTCGTGCTTTTTGATCGGCTTAACGACTTCGCCAATTAGTTTTTCAAGGTGGTCTGCTGCATCAGCATGCATGACCTCCATGAATTTTTTATGAGCAACTTCTTGTACAAATAGGTTGTATGCAGGCAGTTCAATTTGCCTTTGGTCGCATGCAATCGCATCGTTAACAGCGCTCTTTAGTGATTTACCGAAGTCGCTATATGATCTCAGTGATTCTTCAATAGCAGCTTTGATTGAAGTCTCGATGTTTTGAGCGATAATTTCTTCAACTTTTCCGCTGCTAATCATTTCAGAAGTTTTTTCTTTGATTATTTCTGACAGTTCTTTCATTTGATCTCTCTCTCTGTTTTTTAACTGAAAATCTTCTTATTATTTAAGCGCGCAATAAATCCATTCTTTCGTCAATAAAGTCTGATAATTCCTTCTGTTAATTTAAGAAGGTTTTAATTCAGTAGCTTTGACTTGGTATTTTTCACGTGCTATTTCTTTATCCGTATCATTTAGGTAGTTAGCCAAGTCAGCTGCATCTGATAAATCATCGGTATTTTTTGCATCAATTATTTTCTTGCAAACATAATCAAGCGTTATTTCACCAGAAGAGGATGGTTCAGAATTTTCAGGAACTGGCTCAACCTCGGAAACAGGTGCTTTTGGTTTTTTCTGAGATTTAACCTTTTCCTTTAAGGCTGCAGCACGGCTAGTTGTAGCTGTGGGATTTATTTCTCGTTCATCCTGTTTTTTATCTTCAACTTCCTCTGGCGTATAAACTCCCAAGATAACGGATGGACAATAAATCCTAGCCCAATATTTGAGCACTAAATAGGCGGATTGTTGCTTTGGCGCAGTTTTCCATAAGGGTGAGTTTTTTGTTTTAACTGTCGCAGGGGAAAGCCATTCTCCCCAAGTTATCTCATCCTCACCTTTAATTAATGCCCCAACGCGAACAAACGACTTAGGATCTGCATCACTAGACCAATCCCCCTTATATTCATAATGAAACCGGCCAACAATTGCATTACTTGAGCTAATAACTGCATTAACTAATTGAGCTTCATAACCGAGGACACCATTAACAATATGAGTTTTTTGGGCTACTGCAAAGGGGTTCATCCGCCACTGTGCTGCTTGCATAATAATTGCGAAACAATCACCAGGTGATTGCTGTAAATGCTTGGGGACCGTGCTTTTTCCCGAAGCCATCATATTTGCTAGTCCTTGCATTTGTTCCATTACTTGAGGGTTTAACAGCATTTCAGTTGTGCTATTTGGCTCTGTTATTGTTTGTAATTCTGCTTGTACTTCGGTGGCTAATGTACTCATTTTTTCGCCTCTTTTTTGAAAGTCATATTCATATATTCGGTCGGTTCAACAGTGAACCCTTTGCGTTTAACTATTTTTCGATTGTAACTACCCACACCGTCAATCAAACCCGAAGCAGAAGAGCCGACAGCCTCTAAAATGTGATTTTTAGCACCAGAAGCAATAGCGTCATATTCTTTAGATTTAGCAGCGGCTTCAATGCGGACACGATGCCAATAATCCAGTTCAGAAATATCTTTTTCAGTTCCATCAGTGCCGGGGTTAATACGCTTTAAAAGCGACTCAGTAGAAGCATGGTCGTAATCAATTTCAGGCGGAACTTTAGCCAGAACGTTTTGGTGCCAAAAATCGTGAGTAATATCAATAATCAACTCGTCAAATTCTTTATCACGGTAAAGCGGGTAAATTTTTAATTCAGCACCGCCAAAATAGGCCGCCACGTCCCAAGCGTCATAATCAAGCACCAGCATGTAATGCATCGGTTGAGGCATATAATATTCAGCCACTTCATCCGTTCCATCTTTTCCCCACGCCCACGCAGCATGAGAGCCGACATTTTTAATTTCTACACCTTTACGTTCACCCTCGACCTTTTTATCAATATTAGCAACCAGCCAATCGTGCTTGGGATGACGAACCGTTTGCAGTTTATTACGCAGCTTTACACCTGTTTTATGGGTATAAAATTCACCAATCGTATTTTCGATAATATTACCGAAGGAAACCGCGTCATTATCGTCAAGGTTTTCAGGTTCAACTTGGCCTGTTTTTTCCATATAAAGTTCAAACTTAGTTTTATATGGATTTAAGCCAAGGATAGTTGCGACATCAGAACCACCAATGCCTGATTTTCTAAATTCTAATTGCTCAGGAGTTAGCATTTTTTAATCCTTTTCGACAATTGCCGAAGTTTTTTTGATTGCAGCATGAAAGCCATTTTGTCTAGCGATATAAACGGCGGTTGCCTTTGCCTCTTCGCTACTTGGTTGTTCTAAAAGAAGCGTTGAAAAATCAGCTCCACGTTTGAATTGAATATTTACTGTGTAATTTTTCATTTAAGCCTCCAGTGTCATGCGTCGGTTAAATGCTATTTTATTTTCCAGCATTTCATTGCTCATTTTTTTGCCTAAAGTTACGGCAAGAAAAATTGCAGATGCTCCAGAACTACCTTCTAATAAAAGTTTTTTTGCATAAATTGCACTAGCGTCCTGACATATTCGACAGCCGCCGTGGGCAGAAACTTGCTTAGCTACTGAATGCAGGACCCAAAACAAACGATCAGTTAATATCGCGTTATTAATCATGATTAAGCTGCCTCTTGAAAATCGTAATCATCATTTTCTTGCTCTGCATCAACACCCGAACCTTTGCAGTTTTCACAGCGCGAACCGTCATGGCTTCCTTCGCCTGAACCATCGCATGCGGAACAGTAATCATCGTCAAATTCACCCTTGTATTCCTTAGCCGCTTCAAGGCATGAAATTTCGACCTCATAAGGCAGTCCAATCTCTTCAATTAGTTTTTTTGCTTCTTGGTAATTCATTTGTGTAGCTCCAAAAAAATGCCCCTCCGAAGAGGGACGAGGTAGGGAGGATTTAACTTAAATTTGTTTTTCCAATTTCAATAAAGCGCATGTAATTTTGTATTTTTGATCGTTTAGATGTGTAGCGCTTTGATGATGCTGGCAGCCATCGAGAAGATGTTATGCATTGTGGTAAAGTTTTCATTTTCTTAGCCCTTTAAAAATTTTGTTCTGAACAGTCTCGAACAGGGCTTTAGTTTACTTATTTGATAAACAAACAGCAAGAATAAAGTTTAATAAAAAAGTAAACTATTTATTTAGCGCACAAAAAAAACAGCAACAATGCGGCCTTCATGGATATAAAAAATTAAGTGAATTTATGTTTTGTGGGTGGGTAAGGCCGATATAATGAAATTTACTCAGACTTAAGATAGGTGATTCATGAAGAAATCAATGTTGTTTGTTTTGTTATTAGCTATTTCGTTTTCTGTTTCTGCAAAAAGTAAAAACTACGGGAATGTTGTTGTTTCAGAGGTTCGCAGTATTTACGATGCGGATACATTCAGAGCATCGATTGAAGGGTGGCCAGATATTATTGGCAAAAGTATGTCTATTCGAGTTAATGGCATTGATGCTGCTGAAATGCGTGGCAAATGCCAAAAAGAGAAGGATATGGCGCGAGCAGCTAAGCAAGCAACAGTTGCGATGCTAAGAGAAGCCAAAAAGATTGAACTGCGTAATATGAAGCGTGGGAAGTATTTTAGAATTATTGCTGATGTTTATGTGGATGGTAAGAATTTGGGTGAGGTTTTGGTGAATCAGGGGATGGCTAGGAAGTATAGCGGCGGGAAGCGGGAAGGGTGGTGTGCTTAATATACTTTAATGAGTGGCCAAAACTGATTTAATTATTGTAAAATACCTTTGATCTCACTACTAATTTATTTATATGCCAGTAACGCCTTCCCCGCTTCGTTATCCCGGTGGTAAAACACAGTTAACCAAGTTTGTTGAAAACTTAATTACAGAGAATGGACTAGAAGGCGGGGTCTATGTGGAGCCTTTTGCTGGTGGGTGCGGCATTGCTTGGAAACTATTATTTAGTAACCAAGTTGAAAAGGTTGTTATTAATGATTTATCGCTCTCTATTTTTTGTTTTTGGGATGCAGTCCTTAACCGGACGGATGAGCTATGCGAATTGATTGCAGATACACCAATTACTATTGATCAGTGGTATTCTCAAAAACAAATACAGAAGCAGCAAATAGCAGGTTTAGAACTAGGATTTTCCACTTTTTTTTTGAACCGGGTTAATCGCTCTGGGATTATTAATGCTGGAGTTATAGGTGGTAAAGCCCAGGCAGGGAGCTATAAGCTTGATTGCCGTTTTAATAAGAAAAAGTTGATTGATAAAGTTAGAAAGATTTCTGAGCATTCAAGTCGAGTTACGTTAACTAATTTAGATGCGAGTGACTTTTTGAAAACTAAGGTTAATAATTTGGGGGATAGAGTATTAATAAATATTGACCCGCCTTATTACAATAAAGGCAAGGCGCTCTATCAGAACTTTTTTAATCATAATGATCATGTGCATTTAGCAAAGGTTATAGATGAAATTAAGCAGCCTTGGATGTTGACCTATGATAATACACCTGAAATTTTTCAATTGTATCAACGCCATCAACCTAGGCCGTTTTCTATAAATTACTCAGCACAGATTAAGCGTAGAGGCTCAGAGCTGGTGGTTTTTTCACCAGAATTAAGCAGTGCAGACAGTGTCGGGCAGTTGATCGCCTAGTTGCTGTTGAACAAACCCCATAATCTTGTCGGATTCGTCTTTTCTGTGGAAGTTATTAGGTTTGTTAAATCCAATTAGGGCGTAATAAGGGAGCCTTAAACGGTAATAAATAATCCCAAACCGACTGCTATGATTTTGCATTACTTGATGACGCGAGCCACCATATTGTTCTTCTATGCAAAATGGAATAAACATAGCAGGAATAGCCTTGCTTGCTGGCTTTTCGCTAAAATAGGCTCCAAAGAAATATTCCATAGCTCCTATAATAGATTTATCTGTCCAGTTATTTCCGGTGGCGACTTGCCCTAGCAAAAAAAGTTTACCAGGAAGGCCATCATTCATTGCTTGCCAGGCTACAATATCGACTTCGCCATCCTTAACTGCTGAACTGTATCCTGGTCTAACTTCGTTTAAGGGTGATCCTTCGCCCATTTTTGTGAATGTATTTTTAAGAGCATCAAAAAAATTACTATTCTCGGGTCTAGGAAAACCAAATGAAAAGGCATCGCCAATATGTCCAACAGCTGCATAAACGGATGCAATCTGAAGGATGTCTCTATCATCATTAGTCAGGCTAAAATCGGTGATATTGACCGTATCGGCTTTTCTATGTGAAATAACCAGGCAATAAAGGTAAATCCACTGGCCGATATTAAATGCGCTGTTGTGTAAGCTGATTTCGGTGTCATTATTTTCGAAGCAAAATGGGTAAGCATCACCCAGAGTTTTCGCTCGATTAGCAATTTCATCACAAACTTTGATATAACTTTCTTCGTTATCTAAGTCTTGCTCTGAAAAGTCAATATTTTCATCGTCTTCGTACTCTTCAGTTAAACTGGATAAATCAGATAAATTGAAGGCGTTATAGTCAGAAAAAATGGTTTTTAATTCTACCCAGTCAGTTAGATTGCTTATGTCTTCATCAATAGGGGCTGTGTGTGAGGGGGTTATTTTATTTGTCATAGGAGAGCTTCTCCATGCTGCTCACAAGAACTCTAATGGCGCCCTCCATTTCTTTTGCTGTTTCTAATAAATATTCGTTGCCATCATAACTAGATACTAGAGTTGCTGATTTTTTTAACTGGATATTGGCTGATATGAGTGATTTTTCAAATAAAGAAGATTTTTTTTCTGTTTCTTCTAGCGCCATACCAAGGGAGTTGCTTTCCAGCAGTGTTTGACGTGCAACCGGGTGAATTAATACTTGCCCTAGCTCTCTTAAATTAGGGTTTTGTGATTTTATTACGGATTCAATGTTTTTACTTTTAGATCCATACATATATTGCAATGTGGTTTCTAAATTATTTAAACAATCAAGGGGCACTGGGTTTTCAGATAAGTTGTCTGTCCAGTCTTTACTAAGCCCAATAAAGTTTCTGTATTCTTTTCGGTTGAGTGCTGTGTAAAGATGTGAAAACCCAAAAACACCTCGTTTAGTGCGATCGGATATATCAAATAATTCTTCTTCTTCTGCTTGCTCTAGTACAAGCATCCCAGCAATAAGGTCTTTAACAGTTTGATTTTTATCACCAACACGTTTAGCTATTTCTTCTAATGGAACCTGTTTTTTGAACCATTGAGTAACAAATTTAGCTTTAGCAAAAGAGGTCCATTTGTGTGGGCCGTTAATATGCTTAAAACCAATATAAGCATTAGCATCCTCTTCTTTCTTAACGACAATAGTTGGAATCTCTTTAATTGATATTTCAACACTAGAAGGAATTGGGTGTTCAATATTATATTTTAATGTTTGCTCAAGTTGTTGAGATAGAGATGGGTTTAGTAATAATTTTATTGCCGCAAGGCGCCTATTTCCCTCAAGTACACGAAAGTTATCGTTATCATCTTTAATAACTACGATGGGTTCAAAATCAACAAAGCCATTTTTTAAGATAGAAATAACTAGCTCCGTAATATCCGACGTTTCGCATAAGTGTTGGATAATAGGTATATCATTAGAGCTGGTAAATGATTCACCAGCCAACCTTGGGTTTTTAGTGTCAAAAAATAGCTGATTGTTAGGAATATCTTTTCTTTGGTGTCGATTATTGCTCATATGTATATAAATGCTTTATGAAATCTAATTTTAGATATTAAGTAGCTTTAAGTGGGAAAATAGCTTTTGAAGCCACTTTAAACTGTTAGGTGAAATCATACTAGAAATTTACGGGCTCTCAAACTTAACCGGTTCAGCCTTCGTACTTCTAATAACAACCGTCCCAGCAAGCATGTCGTGAAACCCTTGTTTTCGTTTATCAATACCAACCCAAATTATGCCGAGAAATAAAGGCAATATAGAAACGTAATACCCTAAATATCGAATGATGAACTGCTTTGTACTGGGTTTGCCACCTGTCTTAGCATCAACAATAGTTAATTTGGTGGCCATTTTTCCAGGTGTCGCTGATTTATAAACCCAGAACATAATGAAGGCAACTGCAGGAAGAATGTAGTTCAAGATGATATCCCAGAAACCTAAAACGGTAGCATCACTTAACCAGTATGTATCTCCATAGATAGCATCCATTAATGGAAGGATGATGATGAGCGAGAGAATCGTATCAATAATTGCTGCTCCTGATCTAATCCAAAAACCTGCGTATTCGATATCATTCATTTATTACACTCCAAATTGTAATTATTATAAATCCAACTCAACCCGAACAGCTCTACCAATAATATGACAATTTCCATTTATTGGTATTGTTGGGTAAGCGGGGTTTAACGGCTTTAAATATCTTTGCCCACCATCAATAACTAATTTCTTAATAGTCGCCTCCATTGAGTCATTAAGCCTAGCAACTACTATATTTCCATTATCACAGTGGGCGTTAGGGTCAATGATTACCATGCTACCTTCAGGAAGCGAAGGTGTGCCGTGTGGGTTGGTCATTGAGTCACCTTTGATGCGTAATGCAAATGACTGGCTGCTTACTTTTGCAGTAGTTTCTATCCAATCCTCAGCATCCCCCGGGTGAAAGTTATCTATGACTTCTGCCCATGCCCCCGCTTGTACCCATGAAATCAAAGGAACTTTTCCTGAAATGTCGGGGCCTGGTTCTGTGTTGGAGTGAATATTTTGACTGTCGTGCGCTTGGTCCATCCAGGCAACAGGAAGCGTTAGTGCCGTCTCTATTTTCCTCGCTATTTTCTCGCCTATATTTTTAGTTCCACTTCTCATCTGGCTTATGGCTGATGGAGAGACTCCAGATGCCGCATAAAGTTTTGCTGCTGAGCCTATTTTTTTTATTGCCAATTCTAAATTGTTACGCCTGATCTCTTTTATATCTAATAGCACGACTTCCTCCAAATGTTGCTGTAAATAATAAACTGTTTACGAAAAAGATAAATATGCAAAAAGGTAAACTATTGTTGACTGATATTTACTAAATAAGTAAACTTGTGTTTATTGTTACTTTCAAGGGCTACAAAATGAAATTCCTAGACTTTTTAGTGCTATCTAATTATTGCGCGACACACGCGGCAAAGTGCATTTTATATAAGCCTAATTCAAGACCAGCAAAGCTTGCTAAAAACGTGGGCTATACACCCACCGAGGACGAGCGTAAAAAAATGCGTTATTTAATTGCGGGTAAATCCACGATTGAAGAGCTTTTTCCGGAAAGTAATCTTTCAATTGCATCTTAAAAAAACTTATCGCCAATGAATAGCAAGATTGAATCAATTATTTTGCGCAAGATTGCCAGCGCTAAAAATATATCAGTAGCTCAATCAATAGGGCATGACGAAAGCTTTGTTAGTCGTCTTGCTTCGGGTGAGCGCGGAATAAAGCTGTGTGAACTGGAGGGGCTTTTTAATGCTTTAGGCCTAAAGCTCATTGAGTGCAATGGGGACGTAGTAAGTATGCCTAAAGAAGAAGCTGAAGCGTTAAGAGTTTTAGCCAGAAAAACATTAACAAATTAAGGAGGGATGATTAATGGCTAATCAGTGGTTCAGGATGTATAGCGAATTTGCGACGGATCCAAAAATACAAATGCTTGATGAAAAAATGCAAAGACGTTACCTAATGTTGCTCTGCTTACGTTGCAGTAACGACGATGTAACGTTACATGATGATGAAGTGGCGTTTCAGCTTCGCATAAGTAACGATGAGTACATCACCACAAAAGGGGTGCTAGTTAGTAAGGGTCTTATAGGTGAGGATAACAAACCTACTGCATGGGATAAAAGGCAGTTTACCTCAGACTCAAGTGCATCAAGGGTTGCGAAGCATAGAGCAAGGAAGAAACAAGAGTGTAACGTTACAGAAACAAAAAGTAACGCCCTAGATACAGATACAGATACAGATACAGATACAGATATAAAAGAAAAAAAGAAAAAAGAAAAAATACCGCGCGTTATTTTTAAACCGCCATCGCCCGATGAAATACAAAACCTATCCACCAGTGAAAAATTAAACCTAACTGGTTTTTTTGATTATTACGAATCCAACGGGTGGCAAGTAGGCAAAAACAAAATGAAAAATTGGCAGGCCGCCGCAAGAGGGTGGCATAAGCGCCAAGTTGAATTTAAAAACCAAGGACAAACTAATGCAGGCAATAGGCAACTTAGCAACCAAGAAAGTCATGCAACAGTCAGCAGCATCCTCTCCGAGCAGCTCAGAGAATCGGTTGAAAGAGAAATGGGTTGATGCGATTTTTAAAAAAATGGAAGCGATTTATCAAAATCAGTGGACTGCAAAATTTAAAGGCAAGACACCAGCGGAAATAAAAATCAGCATCAGCATGGTAAAGGCTGAGTGGGCGATTGGCTTATACGGGTTAAGCGGGGCTGAGATTGGGGGTGCAATAGCAGCATCAAGAGTTGATGAGGAATATCCACCCAACATAGCAAGGTTTAGAAAACTAGCAAAAGCATCTGGTGAAAACTGGGAACACAAAGGACAGGCATACCAGATGTATAAAAAAGCACTACCTAAGCCAAAGGCTAGCAAAGAGGTTAAAAACGCAGCTATGAAAGAATTAAAGGGGTTGTTAGGCAGAAAAACAGCAAAAGATACACAGGTAAAGCGGGATTCTAATATTCCAACACCAGAAGAGATGATTATTGAGGTAGGAAATGAAAATCAACAAGCATAAAAAAAGCCATTTAGAACTACGAATTCTAAACAGCTTTTCAATACGAAATCTTAAAAGACTAACTAAAAAATTTCTATGAATATTTTATGGCAATAAATATGAAAAAACAAGTAATAGCATATTACAACGAGTTCGATCCTAAAGCTGCAGGATGGCTTAGACAATTAATAAAAAACGGAAACATAGCGCCAGGTGAAGTAGATGACAGAAGCATTACAGACGTTACAGCAAGCGACCTTAATGGATTTTCTCAGCACCACTTCTTTGCAGGAGTTGGAGTCTGGAGCTATGCACTTAGAAATGCAGGGTGGGCAGACAATAGACCTGTATGGACTGCTTCGTTGCCCTGTCAACCATTCAGCGCAGCAGGAAACCAAAAAGGAAAAGAGGACGAGCGACACCTCTTGCCCCATTTTATCGAACTCGTTAAACAGTGCCGACCTAACACAATCTTTGGCGAACAAGTTGAAGCAGCGGTTAGGCACGGCTGGCTTGATGATTTATACGCAGAAATGGAAAGAGAAAACTACGCCTGCGGGGCGGTCGTATTGGGCGCACACAGCCTCAACAAAGCGCACCAAAGGCAAAGAATCTACTGGGTGGCCAACGCCAACTATCAGCACAGGCGGCAGCAACAACAACTCGAAGGCAGTTTTGGAGAGGGGGCATGGGACGAACTTAGTGGGGGCGGCGATGTTGTCGGGTTGGCCAACACCAAGCACACGCGACCAGAAGGGCGGGTATCAGGGAGGCAGAATACGGAACGGGAAATTATCAACGGACACGCTGGACGTAACGGCTCAAATAGCGGGCTGGGGAACTCCAACAGTAACGGATGCAAAAAGAGGAGTAAAGCCACCTCGATCACAGGACACGGGAGTTCCGTTGACGCAACAAGTGGGGTTGATTGGCTCTACTGCCGAGATGAAAAGTACAGGCCAATTAAATCCGGCATTAAGCCGCTGGTTGATGGGGTTGCCAGAGGAATGGTGCATAGCAGCGATTCAATCATCACGCCTAATGACTCAGCAGAAGCAAGAGCGCAAAGGCTCAAAGGTTATGGCAACGCAATAGTTGCACCGGTAGCTGAGGAATTTATTAAAGCATTTATGAGTATTTAGATAATGAAACGAATAAATTTTGAAGAATTACCTGCAAAAGTCACTTGCGGAAAGTGTGAATTATTTATTCCTGACTCGGTTGGTTTTGGTAATGGCATTGGGTCCTGCAAAGAATTGGAGGCGTACAAACTTAAAAAACCAAGTTCTGATGCGCTAGAAAGGGCTAAAAAAAGTATTGGTGGAAAGTTGCTATATCCAGCGGTTGAACGCCGATGCATTAAATTTAAAAGGGCTAAAGATGATTGAAGAATTGGTCGATTGGGTTGAGGTTGTTTGCATAATCGCAAAAAAAACAGGGACTAATAAATCTGAGATTTGTAGAAATGCGGGTATGGCTGGGGCCGTAATGAGTGGACTTATATCTGCATCAAGAAGGCTTGAGCCTAGGCATTCAGAAGGCGTTAATTTACTTGAGCAATATAGGCTTGCAACTCAGGACGACAAGCCGCCTATGCGCACCAAAAAAGCTAAAAGCTATTGCGCTTCATGTCAGCAAACAATGCCAGTTATAAGCCTTTTTAGGGTTTCAGAGCAGGCCGCAAAGTGTATGCCGTGCATAGCTGAGATTAGAAGAAATACAAACTTAAGGAATAGGAAATAAGCATGAGCAATGTTTTTAGTTTTACTGGGGCGGTAGGCCGTGATGCAGAAGTCAGGCAGACACCGAGCGGAATGAGCGTGTTAAACGTGACCGTCGCAAACAATATTGGGTTTGGGGATAGACAGCAAACCTTATGGGTTCGCGTTGCTTTGTGGGGAAAACGCGCAGAAGGAAAGCTGCCTGATTATTTGAAAAAAGGGCAGCAGGTTTTTGTGTCGGGTGAGCTATCTCAATCTGAGTATAAAGCCAATGATGGAGCAACAAAAACAAGCCTTGAACTGAACGCAAATATTATTGATTTAATCGGTAAAAAGTCGGATTCACAGCAAGGAAATCAGCAAGGCCAACTGCAGCAAAATAATCAAACTCCACCAGCGGCAACTAATGAAGATTTTGACGATGTACCGTTCTAGAGGACACCTTCTAAAAAAATAACTTGGAGATAAAAATGGAAGTAGGAGACGTTATTAAGAAATTAGTTATTTTACCGCCCAATCAAAGTGATTGTTGGTTATGGAATGGGGCGGTAAATAAAAAAACAGGCTATGGAAAGAAGAATTTAAACGGAAGAACTCTGCTTGCGCATAGATGGATGTACGAGTCTATTTTAGGGAAGATCCCAGCAAATAAAGTAATTAATCATAAATGCAGTAATAGGGCGTGTGTAAACCCATATCACCTAGAAGTTGTAACGCAGGCCGAAAATTGCAGGCATGGAAAGTCAACAAAGCTAAATAAGGAGCAGGTGGCAGAAATTAAAAAAAGGCTTCTCACTTTAAAGTGGGGTGGACGGTCGGCTTTAGCTAATGAGTTTGGAGTTTCACCTGAGCTTATTAGTGACATTAAATATGGTCGCGCATGGGCTAACGTATGTTAGAGAGAGCGCCAGTTATTAATGAGAGTTTTATGGACACGATAGATTTTATTCAACTTGTGGACAATTTAAAGGAAAAAATGAGCCACAAGGAAATACGAGAAGCAACGGGTATTAAGAAATTAAAACCAAAGGAAATGATGGCTTTATTTGAAGAGGCGCAAGCACTTTTAAATTTGCACCACGAAGTATGCCCTGAGTCACATACGAAAGAAATTTTATTGGTGAATGGATGACAATTATTGTGGGTATAGACCCTGATGTTGATAAAAGCGGATTTTCCGTGTGGGACTCAGAAAAACGGGTTTTTGTTGAAATAACAACACTTCGTTTTTTTGATTTAATTTCACGTCTGGAATGGTTGGGTAAGGAAATAACGGTTGTCGTGGAAGCAGGGTGGCAGATTAAAAAATCTAATTTTCATGGAAGAAAAGGCCAAACAAAATCAGTGGGAGAAAAAATAGCAAAGGCTGTTGGAGCCAATCATCAAATTGGGAAGTTGATTGTCGAGTGGTGCGCTGAAAATAGAATTAATTACCGTGAAATAAAGCCGCAAGGAAAGCTAAGTGCTGAAACATTTAAGCGAACAACAGGGTGGAAAGCACGCACAAATTCAGAACAAAGAGATTCTGCGATGCTGGTTTATTCGTGGTGAATTCAAAGGGCAATCTTATGTACTTAAAAAATAGAATTAATGAATTAAAAGCGCTTAATGACCGAGTGAAAAAGGGAGTCGCCACGATTCATGAGGTTAATGACTTCTGGAATGCAGCGGTCAGTTACAAAACAGATCAAGCAAAGTATGGAGTTATTGATTACTGGCAGACACCAATGGAAACGCTAGTGAGCGGGGATGGTGATTGTGAGGATATAGCCATTGCTAAATTTTTCACGCTATTAGGGTTTTATGATGTTTATCTGGCTTATTGTTCTGTGCAAATTTCTAAAGAAAAAACCGAGAGGCATATGACGTGCATTGTGAAAAAAAAGCGGCTCTTTTTATTCGATAAAGAAATAAATTTAGATATACAAAATGGGCGCATAAAAGAAATTTATCGCTTTAATTTGGATGATATTTACTTGATGAAAAACAAAGGTAAAAAATTACAAAATAAAGCGATGAAAATAAGTAAGTGGGCTGATTTATTAATCAGATTCAACGAAGAAAATGAAGACTGGAAAGGCTTAGTTTATTAACAATAAGGCGATGAAAAATGAAAATTAAACTAGATGTAAAAATGGCAGGACTTCAGTTGCCAATGAGAAAAGTTTTAAAGGAAGCGGAAAAACTATGGAAAGAATATGGTCAAGAGTTAGTTGTTACCTCGGCACTCGATGGTACGCATAGTGCAGGAAGCTTTCATTATTATGGCTATGCGCTAGATTTTAGAACGCGGTATTTTACAAAGGAAACGGCGCAGAAAATAGCAGGTAAATTACAGTTTATTTTAGGTGATAAGTACTTGGTTTTATTTGAAGGTAATCATATTCATGTTCAATTTAACGCAGGTTAATAAGGCGCTCAAAACTGTTCACTATAAAAAAGGGCTGTAAATAATAATGAAGTCGCACACTGTACACGCAATAGAAACCTACTTTGATTACTTGGATTTGAAAAGTAACAATTCTGGGTACGCAAAAGAGTCTATGACTGCAAAGATGGGAGGCGATAGTAGTAGTGGCGGCGGCTATAAGCAATCATCAGTGCCACGCGGTGTTGAAATGACTGATAAGGATTTTTTATTATTCATTAGTCGTATGAATTTTGCTATTGAAGAGCGGCTTCGGTGTGTTGATATTCGAGCGTATCAGTATTTATTATTGCGCTATCAGCACAAGGTTAAGCTTAGTACGATTAATGAGTTGCTTGGTTGCTGCGAAAGAACAGGGCGGATGATACATAGAAATGCTCTTGGGTTGGTTGGTCAGAGCGTTAAAACAAGAAACTGAGCTTTTTAGCTCCGAGAAATTTATGGGAAAAATATGTTAACTATTAATGAAATTAATGAGGCACAAAAAAGCGGGAAAATTACAGCAACACAGGTATTTCATCTTATGAATGAATATGTCGGGATGTATAAGGATTTAGCAAGGGAACGAGGGAAGCTAATTATTAACAGTCATGAATGTGGATATTTATCGATACCTTCTGAGCCAGACCCAGCAGCAGCTATATTTGCACGGTGCAATATGCAAGAAGATCATGCAATTAATTTTATACTGGATTCGGAATAGCTAAGGCGAACGACGCTGTTTAGCTCCACGAAATTTAGAGGGATTATGAGAGTAGAAGAGGTAATTAACGCAATACATACTAAGAGACAAAGCTTAATGGAGTTGAATGTAAGAGAGAAATTCAAGGCGAAGTTTCTAACTTAGTATGCGAGTTTTTCCATGAAGATACAATATTTGGATTGCCTGTGTGGAAAGTGCCTACAATAGTTGTTAGCGGAGCAAATAAAGAGCACGTTCCATTTTTGATAGTAAATATAGAAAAATAACTGGTAGATGAGCGACGCGTCTTTTTGCGCACGCTCGAACGGCTGGTTATGTGGCAGGTAATAGACGATAAAAACCTTGCTTTGCCGCTTTTTGGTCGATATACTGCGTTTTAATATATTTGTAAAAGCTGAGTCAATTCGTTGCCTCGGCTTTTTTTATGCCTAAAATTTATGATTGAATTATTAAAACCCAAGGGATATGACGAGCTAAGCCAAAGCGAGAGAGCGAAAATATGCAATGGCGCGGGAGCTGCGAATGATTGGCGGTCAGCATTCATACCTAACAGTATTTATGGATTAGATTGTACAAAGGTTTTTGATATACATGATTATGCGTACTACATTGGCGTAACAATCGAAGACAAAGCTCGGGCAGATATTGAAATGCTGGTTAATCTAATCCGCATTATTAATCATCACGGTGGTTTTGTTGCTGTATTAAGGCGGCACAGAGCAATAACCTATTACGAAGCTGTACATAATTTTGGTGAAAAGGCGTTTTTCTCATGAAGATATTATTAGTTTTATGTTGTGCATTGCTCTCAGGGTGTGGAGCTAAGTATGCGTATATGCATACGAACAAGGATGGCAGCTCATGTCAGTTAGATATTTGGTCGGCTAGAGATATTCAGGCAGGTGATTTACATATCTCTCCTACTTGCGGATTGGATGGCGGAGCTGACTCAATGGCAAGTAACGAGAAGGCCATTGAAGCAATGAATAATTTAATTAGCAAAATTCCATAAAGGGTTGGCATAGATGCCTGGCGATTGTTTAGAGAATAATGTTTTAAAGATGCGGTTTGATGTTGATACGCATGATAAAGAGATTAAGAGTCTTGCCACTGGTGTTGCTGACGTTCGGTGCAAGATAGGACGAATCAGCTCAACACTAACGCATATTCAATACACGGCTTACGGTGCTTTAGGTTTTTTTATTGTTGACCATCTCGGCTTTCTTAGTGCAGTTAAATTAGCGATTGGTTAGAGATATGACAAAAAACGCTAAAGCAGGCAGAGTAATGAAGTATGAAACTCCAAAAGAACTGAAGCAGGCCGTTGATGATTACTTTGATTCATGCGTTTCAAATGATGAAGTAACCAAGCCGCCTACTATGTCGGGGCTTGCATTAGCATTAGGCTTTAAAAGTAGAACTTCATTGATTGATTACAATAATCGTGATGATTTTGCAGATATTATTGAAACTGCCCGACTAATGGTAGAGGTTTCATTGGAAGAAGCGTTAGTATCTGGTATGCCTGCGGCAGGGCTTATCTTCAATCTGAAAAACAACTTTTCTTGGAAAGATAAAACAGAACAATCTATTAGCCACGCTGGACTTAGTGAGTGGGTCGAAGGGTTGCCTGATGAAGAAGAAGAAGCGGAATAAGCTACAGAGATTAAAGACAGATTTTAGATATTTTTCTGAGAATGTTTTAAAGATAAAAACGAAGTCGGGAAAAGTTACACCGTTAATTTTAAACAAAGCACAGATATACATTACTAAGCGTTTAGATTTACAGCTTAGTAGTATAGGAAAAGTCAGGGCTATTGTTTTAAAAGGTCGGCAACAGGGCGCATCAACTATGATTGGTGGTCGTTTCTACTGGAAAACAATACAGAAAGTCGGAATTAGAACGTATATTTTGACCCATGAAGAAAAGGCAACTACAAACCTGTTTAACATGGTGAAGCGGTATTATGAACATACACCGCTACAGATTAAGATACCGACCAAAGCATCTAATGCTAAAGAGTTAATATTTTCTATTGATTCAGACTATCAGCTAGGAACAGCAGGCAGTAAAGGAACAGGACGAGGCTCGACTATTCAACTATTTCATGGCTCGGAATGTGCCTTTTGGCCGAATGCTGATGAACATATAGCTGGGATTATGCAGGCATTACCTGATGAACCGGAAACAGAATCAATACTAGAAAGCACGGCTAATGGTGTTGGTGGTAAGTTCTACGAAATGTGGCAGGATGCTACGAACGGAAAGGGCGAGTATATCGCTATATTTTGTCCGTGGTTCTGGCAGGATGAGTACGTTAAATTAGTAACCCCTGATTTTGTACGAACTAAAGAAGAGTTATTGCTAGTTAAGCTGCATAATTTAACTGATAAGCAATTAAGCTGGCGTAGAAATAAAGTACACGAGCTTGGCTTAAGTCTTTTTAAGCAAGAATACCCATGTACACCAGAAGAGGCTTTTTTATTCTCTGGTCGTCCAGTATTTGAAGCCGACCATACCAACGCGGCTAAGGTTGAGTGTTTTACTGAAACATACCGGGCAGATATTGATAGTAGCGGTATTAATCAGCGTAAGGATGGGTTGCTTAGAGTGTGGGATGATCCGAAGGCAGGTAAGCGTTACGTTATTGGTGCTGATGTTGCGGAAGGATTGATAACAGGCGACTATAGTTGTGCAGATGTTTTGCAATTACCAGAAGGCTATCAAGTTGCACAGTGGCATGGCCATATTGACCCTGATCGTTTTGGTGACTTACTCGCTAAACTCGGAAAGAAATACAACAATGCGTTAGTGGGTGTTGAAAGAAACAATCACGGATTAACGACATTAACCACGCTAAGAAAAACTGGCTATTCAAATATTTATGCTCAGGTTGATTTAGAGAATCGTGGAGAGAGCAAAGAAACTAAGCGCTTTGGTTGGCTAACAACAGCTAAAAGTAAGGCTAAGATAATTGACCAATTAAAAGCAGAACTCAGAGACGGAGATCATGGTATTTGCTGCATTGAAACAATTAAAGAGCTAGAAACTTACATCATTGAGGACAATGGTAGCTATAACGCTAAAGCCGGATGTTTTGATGATCGGGTTATGAGTCGAGCAATAGCGGGTGAAATGGTATTGCATGCACCTAAGCCTAAGAATCACAAAACTAGCAGTACACAGAATTATCATTAAACCGCTGAGATAGCGGTTTCTTCCCTTAGCATGAAAAACCAAATTGTCGTGATGACAATAACACTCCCATTGCTGGAAACTAATTTATGGCTGGATTACTTAATATTGAGCTAGGCAATAAGCCAGAGCCGACAGATCAAGAGATTGAGATAGAAGAGCGCAAGCAGCAAGCGATTAATGACGCGCTAGGCTCTACTTTAAGTCGTCGCTTTAGCTCATGGAAGGATGCAAAGCGAGATGTTGAAGAAGAGTGGCTAAAAGATTTACGTGCATTCAATGGTATTTATGAGTCTGATACAAGAATAGGTACTGAGCAATCACATGTTTATGTGGCCATTACTTTGGTTAAATGTATTGCTGCTTATTCGCGCATTGTTGATTTACTTTTTCAATCAAATGATAAGCATTGGTCAATTGACTCAACACCAAACCCAAGCCTAGCGAACGGTAATACCATTCCTGACCCAATGACAGGGCAGGATATAGAGCTAACACCAGAACAATTAACCGAACTTGCAAAAATGCAGGTTGAATTAATGTCTGATGAGATAGATGACCAACTAACTGAGGAGCACTATGATAGAAAAGCAAAATCTGCAATCATGGAATCATGTGTTATTGGTTCTGGTGCGATTAAGGGTGTTACCACCGGTGTGGCGGTTAAGCAGTCATGGAGACAAGGAGAAACTGAGTGGGACATTCACAACGAAGAAAGACCTGCGCCAAAAATTGAACAGGTTTCAGTATTTGATTTATATCAAGACCCTTTTGCTGACTCAATTGAAGATTGTATTGGGATTTTCCAGCGTCATGTTCTTAATAGAAATCAATTACGCGAGCTAAAAAATGATGAAAGATTTAATGCTGAGGTTATTAATGATTTATTAGTCAATACAGCACAAAGCGGTACGCACGTTGAAGAACATCATGAAATAGAGCGTAAAAGTATTGCTGGTTTAAGTAATACATCGGCTACCGAATCACAGCGATATGACGTATTAGAGTACTGGGGCAATGTGTCGGGTCGAGAACTAATAAGTGCTGGTGTTGATGTTGAAGATGAAACAAAAGATTATCATGCGAATGTTTGGGTATGTGGCAGTCGGACGCTATTAGCTCAGATTAACCCTGCCAAAAAACAACGATTACCGTATCAAATTTTTCATTACCAAAGAGTTATTCATCAATTTTGGGGAATTAGCCCAGCTCGAATGATGCGTGACTCACAAGAAACACTGAACGCTTCTGTTAGATCGTTATTAGACAATATGGCAATCTCATCTGCACCACAAGTTGAAGTAAACACTAATCTACTTGCAGCAGGTGAAGACCCAAATGACTTTAAACCGTGGAAGGTATGGAAGCGTGACTCAGGTGATCCGAGCGTACCAATGATGCGCTTTTATCAGCCAAATTCAAATGTACAGCCAATCAGCTCTATTATTGAAATGTTTAGGCGTTTTGCTGATGAAGAAACGGCATTGCCAAGTTATACGCACGGCCAGCAAATGCCAGGCTTAAATAAAACAGCATCCGGCATGAGTATGTTGATGGGTGCTGCGAATACATCAATCAAGGGCATTGTTAAGAATATTGATGATTACATGATTAGACCGCTTCTTGAGTCGCTTTATGATTGGAATATGCAATGGAGCGATAAGGAAGAAATTAAGGGTGATATGAATGTGGATGCACGCGGAGCCACAACCCTTGTTGCTAAAGAAATTCAGAGTCAGAGATTAACCCAGTTTGCACAAATGACAGCGAATCCTATTGACGTTAATTATGTGAATAGACCGGCTTTACTGCGCTCAATCGCTGAATCAATGGATATAAACGCCAAGGAAATAATTAAAGACGATGAAGAAATCCAGCAACAACAGGCACTACAGCAACAACAAGCATCTATCCAAGCAGGAAGCGTCGGCAATCTACCGCCTGAGAATATCTAGTGATTGGGAATTATTCAACCAATACCTTAATAGGCGATTGGAAGCGCTAAGGGATGAGCTTGAGTATGCAGACAGCGATAAACACAAGCAAATACAAGGTAGCTGTAAAGAATTAAGAGAAATCTTAAAGATTGAAACGCAGGCAGAAACAATTTTAGAGCAATAAATAAATTCGAGTTATGGATACGGTATTAACCCCATAACTCATTAACCGTATTGATACAGCGAAAGCCTCAATGCAAAAAAGAGAGCATTAAATGATTGATCCTGAGCAATTAGATAAAGAAGCAGACGAATTATTGCAGCAGCAACAAAACGGTACACTTGCAGGGCAAGAGCCTGAAACATTGCCGACTGATACCGATAATAACGAGCCAACACCGCCGCCAAAATCTGAAAATAGCGAGAGTGACATGGTAAGTGCTGAGCGTTATAAAAACGCAGAAGCCAGAATGCACCAAGCACTAGAAGAAACAGCGGCATTACGAAAAGAGGTTGAAGCATTAAAGCAGCAAGTGAATATACCCAATGAACAGCAGGCTCTTGAAAAAGATACACCTGATGATTTAGAGGGATTGATGGAAGATTACCCTGAAATTGTTACGCCATTGGTGAATAAGCTTCGCGCAATGGAGAAATTACTAGGTGATGTGAAAACATCAAATGACAGTATTCAGAAAGCGAGCGCTCAGACTGAGCAAAATTCTCACTTAGAAGCTGTAAAAAGTGTTCATGCGGATGTTGTTGAGATTGCTAATAGTACGGACTTTCAAGGATGGGCCGAAAGACAATCAAATGTTGTTAAACAAGCGATTAGTAATGGTTCGGTTCAAGATGTTATCTATGTTTTAGATCAGTATAAGCAACAAATGGGGTTATCCAATAGCCCAGATAATGCGCCAAGTAAATTGGAGCAGGCTAAAAATGTGGCTACACCGCGAGTCGGAAGCCAAGTAACGCCAACAAGTAACGCACCAAAACAATTCACGCGAGAAAGTATTGCTGCAATGTCGCCAGAGGTTTTTGCTAAAAACGAAGCGGCTATTGATAAAGCAATGGCGCAGGGATTGATTGCGTAAAAATAAATCTTTGCTGAGAAGCAAGGAAAAACTAAGAAAGCTCATGCAGTGATGCACAGTTAATTAGTTTCCTTCATGGAGAAAGATTATGCCAGCAGGCGTAGCAAGAACGGGTGCTAATTTACCCGGAGGTAATTTTTTACCAGAAGTTTGGTCAAAAAAATTACAAAGTAAGTTCTACTTAAACACGGTTTTAAGTGAAATCGCCAACCATAACTGGGAAGGTGAGATTAAAGGTGGTGGCTCCAAGGTTAATATTCGTATTAGACCTACCATTGCGATTACTGATTACACGGTCAATAGCGCATTAAGCTATCAAGATTTAGTTGATGGCATGATTGAGCTTCTGATTGATAGGGCGAAGTCTTACGCGTTTAAAGTTGATGACATTGATGGTGCTCAGTCCGATATTAATATCGTGAATGAGACAACAATGGATGCAGCAGAGCAAATGAAAATTGCGATTGATTCGCAGGTTTTAGGCGCTGTTTATGCTGATGCAACAACCGCACTCGCTTCACTTGTTGTTACTAAAGCTAATGTTTTAGATTGGATTGTTGATGCAGGGACAGCGTTAGATGAAAAGAACGTGCCGGAAACTGGCCGTTTTATTGTTTTACCGCCTTGGATTTGCGGAATGATTAAAAAATCTGATTTAAAAGATGCGTCAATTTCTGGGGATGGTACATCAATCCTTCGTAATGGTCGTGTTGGTCAGATTGATAGATTCACAGTCTACTCATCTAATAACGTCGCTATTACAGCAGGCGCTCCCGATACATACCAATGTATCGCAGGGCAAAAAGAAGCGATTACCTTTGCTTCTCAGTTTGTGAAAACTGAAACATTGCGCCTTCAAGATACGTTTGGCGATGCAATTCGTGGTTTGAATGTTTTTGGATTCAAAACTGTTCAAGCGGATGCCTTAGTTCACTTACCTGCAACTAAGTCTTAACAATATAGCCTCACTTATTTATTTAAGTGGGGCTTTTTTATAGGTGATTTATGCCAGAAATAGAAGAAATGACCAAAGACGAGCTATGTGAATACGCTAAAGATCAGTTTAATACTGATCTTAATAAGCGTCATTCACTAGATAGCTTAATGGCTGAAGTGCTTGAGCTTGAGTCTAAAGGTTCAGGTGCGACCATTAGTGATGAATTAGTCACGATTACCCCTGATTACTTAAAGCATCCGACTAATGGTCGTGTATTTGTAGTGACCAAAGGATTACTACAGCGTGGCGATATGATTCCGTGCGATAAGGACGGTAATAGCGTATGAATTTATTAGAGCTGCGTTCCTTTATTCGTGAAAGACTTGATGATGAAGTCGAGCCGTACCAATGGAGCGATACTTTTATCAATGCTGCCATTAATCGAGCAGAACGCGAAGCAGCGGAACGCGCTCTAATTCTTACGTCAGAAAAAACAATAGATGTTATTGCAGGTAGTGCATATTACAACCTACCTGCTTCAACCATTATTGTTAAAGATATGCTGATTAATGGCATACAAATAGAAAAAGTGAGCCAAATAGAGCTAGATGGCCATGTTAATAAGTGGCAAGAACTGATTGGTACACCTAAATACTATCTGCAAAACCACAACAAAATTCAACTGGTAGGCATACCGGATGCAAATGTAACAATTAATTTAAGTATTGTTAACCGACCAGAAACAAAATTGATTAATGATGCTGATATTCCCGAAATACCAGAGGAATATCACGAATCACTACTTTTTTATGTGCTTTATGAGGCTTATTCAAGACGTGATGAAGATTTGTTTGACCCTAATGTAGCGCAATTCAATCTAAGCCAATTCACAGAAGAGTTTGGGCGCAAGCATTCAGCTAAATTTATGGCAACTGTAAAAAGTAGCCGTGCTAATTCGCGTGTTTATCCACGTAGATTCGTATGAGATTAACTAGATTTACTGGTGCGGACAATCAAAATGAGCCTATTGAAGTAGGCTTGAAAGGTTTGGTTTCTGCTAAAAATATTGATATAGATCGCAAAGGTAAGATTGCAACAAGAGAAGGCTTTGCGCCTGTCTTTAGCGGTAACGTGACCGCCATCAGCGGCAATCTATTTTTATCGGACAATCAGTTACACAGAATTAATAGTGATGATTCAATTCAAGCGCTAGGTATTGTTCCTGGTGATAACGAATCATTAACGCATATTGAAGTAGCGGGTACCATTTATTTCTCAACCGGCTCATATAATGGCGTTATTGAAGGTAGTGCAATTCGTGAAATGGGGCTTCCTATCCCTAGCATTAGCACCGTACTTGGTGTTGGTACTTTGCTATCTGGCAGATATTTAGTTTCAGTAACAACTATTTCAGCCGATGGAAGAGAGTCGGGGGCAGCAGAAACAGAGTTAATAGAATTGCCAGAAAATAGCAGTCTAACTATTCATGCCAATGTACCCGCAGGACATACAGCTAATATCTATATGTCTGGTTGTAATGGTGAAGAGCTGTATTTTATTGCGAACGCAACAGCAAAAACTATTAATAACCCTGCGCAATTACTCAACGCAAATGAGCCGCTAGATAGGCAATATAAAGCAGCAATGCCAGTGGCTAGCTTGTTTGAAGAATTTAGAGGGTTCTTAATTGCTGTTAGTGATAACTACCTATTCTTTTCTGATGCATTAGATTATGAATTATGTGATTACCTAAACAGCACTTACCCGTTTGATTCGCCTATTACCATGCTGGTATCGGTAGAGTATGGCGTTTACCTATCAACACAAAAAGAAATTTTCTATGCGTCGGGTGATTCGCCTAGCACATGGGTTTTTAGATCGGTGCATTCAACACCTGCAATAAAAAATACTGGCAAGCGCATTAACCTAAATGATTTAGGCGATGGCGCAACAGGGTATGGCGCTTTATTTGTTAGCCAAGATGGAAGTATCTGTGTTGGTACTCCTGATGGCAGCATACAAAACCTTACCCATAAGAAATACAAACTTAACACAAAGAATCCTTTAACAGCGGTTATTGCTAAACACAAATACTTAGTAGCAACCGCTTAAATAAAACTGCGCCGTGATGGCGCAATATTCCTATAACTGGAGATAAAAAATGTCATTACGCAGATCAAAAGGCTTACTTAACCGCATTGGTGCAACAGAGGGCTTTCAATCCGTTATGGATGGTTGCTTTATCAATGTCTATTCAGGCGTGCAGCCAGCAACAGCAAACGATGTTGAAGCAGGAACGCTGTTATTTACTATTTCACTTGATGGCGCAGGCTTAACAGGTGGTAACTGGGAAAATGTAGTGACTGATGGCGTAGTCTCAAAAGATGCCACACAAGACTGGAAAGGAACAGCCGTTGCAGGTGGAACAGCAGGTTGGTTTAGATGTTTTGAAGCAGGCGACAATCCAGCATTAGCCACAACAACCGGCGCTCGTTTTGATGGCGCAATTGCAACAACCGGCGCAGAAATTAATATGAGCAACACCACAATTGAACTCGCTGCCGTGCAAACAATCACAGCATTCACTTACACACAACCTGCACAATAAGGGGTAATATATGGCGCTTAAAGACGGCGCAAGAATCAAAGAAACTTCGGTTACATCCGGTTCAGGCTCGCTTTCTTTAGGCGGGGCCGTACTGGGGCACCAAGCAATACTTGATGTACTTGCCACAACAGATACTTTTAAATACTGGATTCTTGATGCAAACGGCTTAGGCTGGGAGTACGGGCTAGGCACAATTACAGCAGGTGCGCCCAATACATTAAGCCGCGATACTATTTACGGCTCAAGTAATGGTGGCGCAGCTATTTCATTAAGTATTGCTACTGGCAGTAATACGCATTTTATATTTTCAGCACCTATGCCAGGAAGAGTAACAGGCGATGTTGATTACGAAGGCGCATTGCTGCATAACCCGACTGTAAAATCATACGGTGAAGTACTGCAAACACCATCAAGTGTAGCAGGCGTGCTTACGCTGTACTTATCACTAGGTAATAATTTCCATGTTGTGATGACAGAAGCTATTACTTCAATCGTAATCAGCAATCCAAAACCCACAGGCGTGAGTCAAAACTTTACTCTGAAGTTAGAGCAAGGTGGCGCAGGTTCTTATGCTCTTACGCTCCCTGCCTCAGTTAAGTTTGATGGCGGCACGGCTCCTACATTGGTTACAGCGGTAGGCGAGTATGATCGACTAGGGTTCATCTCAGAAGATGGAGGCACGCAGTGGGACATGATCCACGCTGGGGGTGCATTTGCTTAATGCTGGGCTTAAATAAGATTACTCAGAGTGCTGCAGCTAAGAAGCGGCAAGTACAATCGGGGCTGGTCTTTGTAGACTACTCTAGCGCTGATTGGACAGCTGTAGGAAATATGGCTCTGTCCAATGGCAACTTGACAGCTACCCCTAGCGTCTATGGGCAGTACGGGGCCGCACACTCGGCCCCTGCGGCGCTCCCTGGTAACCTATACGTTGAGGTGAGGCATACTGGTTTTGATGGTGGGGCATCAGCCGTCGGGATAATGCCCCTTGCAAGTACCCTATACTCTGGAGGGGTGGCAGTACCTACTGGAGGGGTGGGCCACACGGTGGCACTAGGCTTGTCAATTAGAACCTACGCACTCGTCTATAACTCTGTGTCTGGGGCTTATCAGATACTCAGAGATGGCGTAGTCGTGGCGGCAGGCACCCTTCTAATCCCCAACCCAGTTATATACGTGCAGGGCGGGAACTACAATACGACATCAGTGTCTACGCTAAATGCTGGTGCGAGTGCATTTATCTATGAGCCAGTGGCTCTCCCATAAGGATAGTAATGAACTACATTAAAGACGACCAACCAATGAACTTGCCGTTCAATTACAAGTTAAATGACGGCACAACTCAAATAGGCTTTGACAGGCTTACAGACGCAGCGCGTATTGCTTTAGCTGGTGTCTATCCACTTGTTGAGGCTCAAACAATCGAGGCATGGCAGAGCAAAAGTAGCCCTACCTATGACTACACGGCCACAGAGTGCCTTGTGACGTACACGCTTACAGACACGCCTTTAGACCTGTACAAGCAACAAAAGATAGGAGCCGTGTATCAGGCAGCTAAGGAGCTACTAGACGCACAAGCAGAGGGCTACGGCTTAGCAGAAATTGCTACATGGCCAGCCATTAGTGCAGACGTGGTGGCTTATAACATTGATGCCACAGTAGGTGTAGCAATGCAAGCCGCACTCGATACAAGCAGCTATGATGCTGCAGGGTTGGCAGCAGTCTTGACACCGCGCATCAACAAGCAACTAAGCATATTAGCTAACCGCGCAGCTTTGTCATTCGCTATTAATGCAGCCGCAGACCACGCCGCAGTTGCAGCAATCGACCTAACACTAGGCTGGTAAGATGCCTGTTTACGGTGGTAAGCCTTTTGGCACGCAAAGTTATGGTGATACGCCAGATATAGCTATCCCA